TAAAACTAAAGAGTATATCCCCCCCGTCCTAAAGTTCCGAAAATGGTTCTAAATTTATCTGAAATGTCAATTCACCTAATTTTGTTTACGAAGTACTATACTGGTGATGTAGTAATAGATACTCGTTTGGGATCCCTCGCAGACCCACCTTCCACAACTGTTCATTGATGCTGGCCAAATGCTGATCATAGAACTCTTTGCCGTGGTGGAAAGCGAACCGTACCGACGTCGTACAGTTTACAAGAGTCGCCTCCTCGTCGTCATCGCTAGTCCGTATCCAGTTTGTGAGTTCCCTCAAGACTTTCACATCTATCGGGGCCCACCGAATGATCGGTATGTACTGATCTTGCCTGAAACCTCTCTTCAGGAATGTAACGTCATCTAAACGCGCACACTCCGTGATGCCCTTCTTCTCTGGGTCGGTGTAAGTTACCCCGTACAGTTTCAGTGCTATGCTCATTGTCTTCTGATTAAACCAAGTGAGCGTGCTCGGTGTAATGGCGAGGATGTTATCATCGCCGTAGGCTACCTCCTCCACATTGTTGTGGTAGTCTACCAGTGACAAACCTTCGTTTCGTTCCCATGCAAGAAGAAGGTATGCCATACGCATGTACATGATGTTCCCTATTGTAGTTAACACTACTGTTATGTTGCTACCAGACGGATCTCCTTTCACAGATCCATACACACTATTCATACAGATATGCATAGTGTGTATCATCTCTTCCATTAACGTCCGTCTGATAACAGCATTCTCCTCTCCATCGTCGTACCACTCATTGATTAAATCGCAGATGGCACTCATGATCTCCGGGTGCATCGTTCCGTCAAAACTACTGAAATCTCCTGCTACACAGTATTCTGACTTGCCACGCAACTTATGGTAAAGCTGCGTCCACTCTAGTGAATCTGGGTTAATTCCCACTGCACTAAAGATTTTGAGGTGTGAATCATAGAATGCTTGTGTGAAGTCTCCAAACCACTGCCTACACGCTATCGTATAGTCCACAGGTGGTATTGTGAACAAGCGCACTTTCCCTGCCTTGATCTTCTCCAACGGAAGTAACTCCATCTTCGGGCAGTCACTCCACACACTTGCTACTCGTCGTCCAACCCGTAGCTCTGCTATTCTGTCATCATAGTTTCTCTGTAAAACCGGG